GATAGGAACCAGCTTGGTGATAGTAATTTCCTAATTCGACGTTTGCACCTAACATATTAAGGTCATTGAGCATGAGTTGCTGAAACATACAAAATGTCCAAACATCATTGCAAAAGCCAAAGACTGCATCGTTAGAACGCATGTTCACGCCGAGGTGGAGTTTGTTGTCCCGAATAAAGAAGTGAATGTATTGCGTACATGTATAGTCTTTCGCATTAGCATGTTTGTGTCTTGGTTGATTAATGGTTATCGTAGCACGACGAGTGTCTCGATCTCTAATAAGTTCATCTCTTACCCATTCCCATTGCGTAGTGTTCGATTTCATTCCAGGCTGCTGATTGAACATGTATTCGCCATAGTTCGATTCACATTCACCTTTCGCATCTTGTATCTGGTTCCACACGTCGGCAAACTTACCAATGTTCTTCACCTGTCTATCTCGACTTAGATACCACAACCATTCGGCGATTGCGTAGGTAGGTTTAAACTTACGAATAGGAGGTGCAATTGTAAGTGCGGTAGGATCGGTGATACAAATGTTGTGAAACAACATCTCTCTTTGGTTCGATCCACGGGATGATACGTTCGAGCCTTTGCGTTTGAGTTTTGCAAGTGATTCGCAAAAGGCGGAATTAAGATCTTTGAATGTGTCCATGTGTACTCCATAAATGAAAAATGCTAGCGGTTTACCCACTAGCATTATACTCCGACCAAGGAATATTTACAAAAATTAGCTTACACTGATTTCTGTTTATGATTGTTTTGCATGAGAAACGATTGTTCGCTCATCTCGAGCTCACCGCGAATATATTTCATCACTTCTTGTGCCATGTCACATGCTGTATACGATGGTACATTTTGTGCTAGCATGTTCAACGCAGCGCCCGGCTCTGATGGTGAGAACTCAAAGTTATGAGGCATGCCCATCAAGTGCATTACTTCTCGAATGTTCAGATACCTTTCTTCAGTGGGATGCAATGTAGATGTGATTGTTCGTCCAACCATCGCATTGACCTTCCCAGAGAAGAAGAATGGGCCTGGGACCATATAATTCTTGCCGGCATCCAACTTGGCTTTTGCGTTGACAACTCTTTTGTACTCTTTGTCGTCTGTGCCATATTTGTTTCCAATGTAGTTGATGCATTCGTCCATGCAATCGTTCTTTTCCAGCCATCGATAATACGAATGTTTCGGACGTTTTTGATTTCCTTCCCAATCCACAAATTCTTTGTGTGTGAGATCCACTTTGTTGAGTACAAATTCTCTCACGAATGAATCATTTGGATTTTTGTTTGATACGAATTCATCTTGCCCTGTTGCATGCGGAGGTATCTGTGCAAGAAAGTCTTCTAACGAAGGCATCGGCCTGTCGTACCAGTTCATGATTGGTGCATATTCTGAATCCCAAAAGAAATAGAATGTACGATCTCGGTGTTGAGGTGCACCGTGTTTCGATGTGCTCGTCTTATACAGCGAGAATGAGTATCCGTGTTTGTTTCCAATTTCACGAAGGCCTTCTCGCACATCTTTTCCAGAGTTCGTGAACAACGCAGGTGCATTCTCACCCCAGAACACTCGTGGTTTCACATATCCTAGCACATACTCGGCAGATTCGAACATCCATTTGTTTTGTGCAGCTCTCGCATCTGAACCTGATTTAGCAGTGGACAACTGTGATAAACCTGCACACGGACATACCGAGTTTACGAAATCAAGCTGTTCAGGAAACGATTCCTTCGGATCATTTCCTTCATCGATAAGGAATACGGGTATCTCATTCCAATGTCGATAGAAGAACGCCTCATTCGCTGCAAAAGGTGTATAACTCATGTTGTATAGGGGTTTCGTTCTGGTCGCGGCTTCGCAACCAAAGGCAGATCCTCCGATAAGAGGAACCATCGTTGCCCATTTGGGCTCGTTTGTTTCAGACATAGTCTCTCCTGTTTCCAGTATTATACCACGATCATCCTAAGAAGATACGCATTCTTGACCATTTAGTTGATTTTCCGTAGTGGTTGGAAGATACGATACCAACACACACAGTATACGGTGCAACTTCTTCTTCACCATTCCAACCCCAGCAATTCATCCATTCTTGCTTTCCGTTGGAACCCATCACACGTAAACGTAGGTAGTGTTTACCTGTCTTTGTCTTCTTCTTAACGGTTTTCACAACAATCCACCAATACGCACCAGTTGGATCATCATATTCATCTATTGGTTTGAAATTTTTCTCTTCAAACACACGAGCATATCGAGGTGGAATAACTGTGCCAATGTTTACGGAACCAAGGTGATTCATCTCATTTTCAATGATCTGTTTACGATTATATGGACTTATGGTGTTTGCTGTCTCCACTATTGACTCGTACATCATATTGTATCCTTTGAGTGGATCTGATTTTAATTTCTTCTTCCACTTCGACCAACCGGGGATAAGTGCGGCTTCCATGTGAGCATAATTGTCAAATGTCTTACCCGGTCCTACGATGTCCATAGAGTCGAATGCTTTGATATGTATCAAAGATTCCATTGCCTTTTTGTTGAATTTACTCACTTTCCAGTTCTTTTGTGAATCAAAAAGAAGTGATTCTATCGTAGTGAACTTCTTATCTTTAAGCCTGTTGCGAAACCTGATGATTTCATCGATAGCCGCTTGGCCGATTCCTTTGCACGATGCAAACGATGGCATAAACTTCTTACCTTCGAGAATAGCCCATGAATCTGTTGCATAGTTGATGTCGATAGGTACGATTTCATAACCAAGTGCTTTCACCTCTGAGAATGCTTTGTTACGCTTGTCAGCATTCTTTTCCATAGATTCGAGGTATGCGCACAACCATTCTTCTTCAAAATAAGTCATAAGCCATGCACAATAATACGAATCCATCGCATAGGCAACCGCATGAGATTTATTGAAAGAATAAGCGGTGAATTTCATGATGTTGGAATATAGGTTGTCGGCTTGGTCATGTCGAAGACCGCTAGCTTTGAAACCTTTCATGATGCGGTCTTTGAGAGCTTTCGCTTTCTTCTTCGCATCACCCGAGGATTGTTGGGGTTTCATCATCTTACGAATAGCATTACATTCATCGAGGGGTATTTGGCCAAGACGATTTACGATAGCCATCGTTTGCTCTTGGAACACCAACATACCGTATGTCTCTGATAGGATCTCTTCGAGAATAGGATGATCGTAGGTGATCGATTGAGGATCTGCCTTCGCTTTGGTATACTTTCTGTCGATACCCATCGCAAGAGGACCTGGTCGATAGATTGAAGTAAGAGCCGCAATGTCTAGAATAGATTGAGGCTTGGCTCTTTGGAACAATCGTTGTGCGCCATTGTTGGTGCATTGGAAGATACCAGCCCAACGACCTTCTTCATAAACCTTATAGACTTGTTGGTCATTCCAATCAATCACATCATTACCCATATTATGATCAAACCAGTATTTGATTTGGCCGAATGTGACGTCGGTGTAACCTTTCTTTCTTTTGAGAATTAGTTCGATGGTGCGTTCAATGATGCGAAGTGTTTCCAAACCGAGAAGATCGAACTTTACCCATCCAAAGTGTTCTAGGTGTTTGTATGACGCACCTTCCACCCAAGGAGTTTGTAATTCGCCTTTCGCCATGATGAGAGGCATACGTTCACCGATGTTCTCGGATACAATCACGCCACCAGCATGCCGACCAAGTGCCTTGTTTTGCTTGAATAGAACACCAATCGGTTCGGCAATCTCAGGATGTTCGGTGATAAGTTGTTGGAAGGAAGGTGAATACTCCATCGCCCATTCAAGAGTAGGCTGTACAGGACCGTTAGTTTCGATGCCATTCGCACGAAGACCCTGTTTTACATCTGATTCGAGAGGTGCGAGGTGTTTATTCACATAACCAAAGTCCAAACCATAGAATCGAGATATGTCTTTCACCAACGATTTAAGTTGAAAACGATTGTAATTAGAGATTGGCACAATGTTGTCTTTACCAAATTCTTCTCTCATTAGATGAAGAAGTTTATCTCTATCGCCAATGTCGGTGTCAATGTCAGGATAATCGGATCGATTGGGATCCATAAACCTCGAGAATAGAAGACCATACTTGAGAGGATCGACATTGGTGATTCCAAGGACGTAATTGACGAGAGAACCTGCACCCGAACCTCGGCCGGGACCTACGAACATGTGTTTCTTAGCCAAGTCGATAATCGCTTTGGTAGTAAGGAAGTATTCGGCAAACTTCTTTTCGAAAATGATGCGTAATTCCATCTTGAGTTGTGTGACATATTCTTTCTTCGTATGAAGACCCATCTTGACAAGGCCTTTCTTGGCCGCTTCGATTAACGCTTCGTTCGCACTCTTACCTTTTGGAATAGTGTACGATGGAAGTTTCATATCCGTATTTGGATGGATGTCTTCGATCCTTTCGTAAGCAATCTCGTGTGTTCTTTCGATCGCATCACAAACCATCTCATCATCATACCAATCGTATGCTTGTGTAGTGTTACGATACGAATCCCACACCTGTGATGCATTCTTTGGATACAACTCACATTTAAGATCATCGATAGATTGCGGGAGTTGTGAAGGGTCAAACTTGGTATGGCCAAGCCAGCCAAGCTTCTTGTACAACTCTCGTTCTTTCCAGTGTCCTGGGCGTGAATAGTGAGAGTCACATGTTACGATTAGTTTATCGACTAGATCGTTGCGCTTGGCAAACTCGATAAGAGCACGATTCACAAGGTGTTGTGCATTAAGTTTATTGAACTGAAGTTCTAGATACATTGCATCAGGACCTACGGCAGATACGAGGTCACGATAACCGTTCCCTACGCTTTGCATCACACTTTCCATGACTTCTGTATTATCCAATAATTCAGGAACGAGATCATCAAAACCTTTGTCTTGGAAGTGACGAAACACTTCATATGATAACGGGCCACCTAGACATGCACTTGAAAGAATCAGGTGACCTCCTTCTGCTGCTTCTCGTATCATCTTATAGTCTACACGGGGGAACCGATAGAAACCTTCTTTGTAGCCACGAGAGACAAGATGAAACAATCTTTGCAAACCTGTCGATGTAGTCGGAAGGACAACAAGGTGATGACGTCTTTTGATAGGATCATAAAACTTACCAGACTTTGTTTCTTCTTCGTTTTCGACGGTAAGACCTGCGTCATCATCATCTGAATCGACCGCTTCTCCAATGGAGGCACTAAGTGGTGTATCGAGATTCGTCAATAACGATTTGATTCGTTGGATTTCGATCTCATTGCCTTTCTTCGTTGCTTTCGCTAGGTCATATTGTAGTTGCCAAGTTTGCAGGTCAGGATGCACATACATCTCACAACCTGGGATAAACTTGAAATTAGCTCCTTGCGCATTTAGTTTTTGTACGTGAAGGTACGCATGCGCGAAAGAGTTCATGTGGCCATGATTTGTGATGGCCAGTGCGTTCATACCGTTCTCTCTTACAAAATCGATATGGTCTTGAGGATAGTCCAAGCCATCGAAGGTACTGAAACCATCGTGTGCATGAAGTCCTACAAATTTTGTGGGTGTTCTACTCATAAATTACTCCTTGGTCATTGAGTATTGTAATGTGTGTTTGTTCATTTTACAGGTTTGATTGATTTGGTGGTGATAAGATCTTGAAAAGCCCAGATCTTAATTGCTGCGGTGCGGTCGTTAATAAGAACGACAACATTTTTCCAAGACATCTTCGGGTAATTAGGATCGTATCCGACGTCCAGTACGAGCATCGTATCACCTTCTTTGTAGGGTATCCTCTGATGTCGTAGACAAGAGAAAGCAGATCCCGCCGTCCCTTTCTTGATTTCGTATAATCTTCCTATCACAAGCCCACCCGTGTTGTTTGCATTCGCATCATAGACTTGGCTGTCCCTATTAGCAAAATCCCATAAATGCATGTGCAAGCAACGGCACTAAAGACAATTGCATCAGCTGTTCTTACTACTCGATGTCTAAAAGATTTCCGCATGTATGTCTCCTTCGAATATAAATTCGGTTGGGGCGATAATTCTTGGGCACGGTTTATTTCCATGTCTTGCCACCCATTCTGTTTTTGCTGTGTCGTACAGACACAAAGCTGCTTCGTTTACATCGTATTTGTTCTTTTCTAATCTGAACTCGGTGTTTGATATAACCTCGACTAACTCTTGGTCTGTGTATTCTTTAATTGCTTGTTCGAGAGGAACGGGTATGTAATACTCACTCATCTAACCTCCTTTGTGTATGTGCGTGAAACTGATTGTAGCCGGTTTGGGATGATGGGGACTATGTGCATGTGAGGCAACCAAGGGTTCGGTCCAAGAAAGACTTCACAGCTTTCTTCAGCATGAGAAATCACAAGCCCGAGGACCACGTGAGGCGGATTGCCCACTCTCGGTATTGTCGCTTTTACGAGTGTCCCGATCGGAAATTTCTGTTTCATCTTCTTCATATTTCTTGTTCTCTCCAAATAAAGCACGTTCCAGACGTATCATCATAACTTTCAGGTTCATATATGTTCTCCGATTCGATCGCAATATTTCGGATTCGGATTGGGGTTCGATGCCACCGATTCCTTTGCGACTGAAATCATTATCCATCAAGGTTGAACCTATCTCGAAATGCATTCGATCGAGAATCTCTTCGTATTTCTTCATTTTCATTCCTTTATTAGTGTACACTAATAATTTAATTTATTTAAGAACACTTTTGTACATGCATGCTAAAAAAGGCTAGTAATAACTAGCCTTTTTGATAAGTTCTTAGATACTCGTTGCTATTCAAAGAGACCCTTGACCTTTTCCTCGTTTTCGAACTCTTGCTGTGCGGAGTTTTCACTCTGATGTTGCTCAATTTCTTCCAACATTTTTGCAAGCCAATGCTCAAAATGGGTATTATATTTGTCTGTGATGCCCAATGTGCCTTCTTCAGTTTCATAGACTTCGATTTGTCTTAAATTGTCGACAATGTCGGTGCCCGTCAACAACGCCAATTGTAAAGTTTTTGCAATTGTCGACAGTACAGTGTTATCAAATTTAAATGTCTTTTGTTCGCTCATTTCATTCCTCCGGTTCGAATGTGGCAAGTAGTGGATAGCCTTGCGCTCTAAACCATTGTACCACACGATTGCATTTTGTTTCGGCAATTTCCCGTGACAGGCCTCCTTGCGCGATTCCTTTCCCTTTTTCGTGTACGTGCATCATGATTTTGAATGCGTCTGTTTGCGATCTATGAAATATTGCGATTAACGAAATGACAACCAACTCCATTGGAGTGTAATCATCGTTGTGATACACTACTTTGTATTTTTTAGGAGGCTGTAATTTGTTTTTTGCTTTTTCCTTTTCAATTAGATCGATGCCGGCGCCTGTATTGTCGTTGCTTGTTTTCTTTTCTGCCATATTCGCTCCTAAATAAATAATAAAAAGACTCGTCGATTACCCGTGGATGGCGTAATCATGTGTTCAACATCAGAACTGTGAACATAAAGGTCGTATAATTCCCTATGTTTTATTCTCTTTTGACCTCTATTAGTGGCATACACCAAATGGCCTCCTGTATGTTGGCCAGTTAATAGCATTGTCCCTCCGATGGTGCACCACATCATGTGATTCTTGTTTCCAGTATCCTTATGCCATTTATGACCCCTATTCATGGTTTCGACTTTGCAATAGGATTTTTCGTTAATTGTGAAATTAATCTGTGATCGTAGACGATCTAAAATTTTATTTACGACAGGGTTGCAACAATCTTTCAATAAAGTTTTCTTTATAGGTAATTCATGTTCATCTTCACTAGTAATAACTTGTTTAATAATTGTTCGAAAAGTCTTCATGCTAATCACCTTTTCTTCGTTTAGGTTTTCTTGTCGGCAATGTTTTCTTTAGTATTTTTAAAGATTTTTCAAGTCGTACGATATATTCACAGCCAATAATAATTTCTCGTACCCATTGATGCATTAATTTATCATCGCGGTTGTAGTTGTGTAATCGAATGGCCTCTAGTAAATTACTCTCCTGATGTTTCAAAAGGGCCAATGTTTCTTCAACAGATGCGATTTTATTTTCCAATTCTTTTCTTTCTTTCTTGTTCATCAGTAATCTCCAAATCTGAAGCTTTGCATTCTCTAATTAACACGCCAGAAGAATCTGAAAAATCAACCAGCCAACCAAATTTTGTCTTTGTATGCAAAGTACCAAATCCTAATCGAGGATGGAAAACACGGTCGCCTGCGTTCACTTCTGAACCTCAGGCACCCAATGTGTGGATCGGCCATCATCTGTTTTTTCTTTAATGACTGGATTGCCTTCGGGATCATGTTTCTGTCCATACACAATCATCTTTTGGGTGTACGTTCCAGGTTTATCATCGAACGACTGATAGGATGCGATTGTGGCACCCCCGGAATCATATGATGTTCGCATCACTCTTTTTATTGCTTCGTTTAGATCTGCGAACTCTATATCAGTTAGTTCCTTCACCTTTCTTTTTGGAGAAATTTTTGCAAGCCATAATGAATCTGCTTTGATATAATTTCCCACACCGCAAATGAGAGATTGTTTCATCAATGCTTTGGCAATGGACCATTCTGGTCGTTTCAATAATGCCTCTTTGAACACCTGTGTGGGTACATCTTGCGCTAACATATCCGGACCAAGAGTCTTTAATTTCTTCAGCATTTCATGCTTGCCTTTCACGAATTTAATAGTTCCAAAATTGCGCATATCGTTGAAGAACACCTTGGATCCGTCACTAAAATCCAATCGGATCCTTTCGTATTTGCCTCCTTCTGCATTCCAGTATCCTGTCATACCAAGGGTTGACCAAATGTATGTCTCATTGGTGCACAATGCAAATATAAATTTGCCATGACATCCAGCACCTATGACTTTGATCGGCAAAGATGCTTTGAATTCATTAATTCCAGTAGGCGGTTCTTTAGTGTATCTTCCAGTTAGAATCTGGACATCTGTTATCGTTTTATTGGTCATCGCTCGAGCGAGACCTTCTGCTGTTCGTTTTACTTCAGGGCCTTCAGGCATGTATCCTCCAAGTGCTTGTGTGTTATTCAATTTCTATTATACCTGGAGAAACTAAACTTTTCAAAACAAAGGAGGGAGATTGCAAACTGCCAGATGATTGACGGTGTCCTGTCGCACAGGACGTTATTTAATTATGGTGTCACCTGCAATGCTCACATGTTCTAATTATGGGCTACACTAGATAAAGAACTTAAGAATTGTCACTAATCCTGCCATCATTATCTGCACAACTGCAAACATTGTTATTGCTTTGGTTTTGAATAGCTCATGCTTTTTGACCATGTCTTGCATCTCTTTCAGCTGTGTTGGAGAAGCAACTTCGTCTATTCTATCTTTCCATGCAGTTAGATCTTTCACCTTGTCTTCTTTGGCTTTTAATTCTGCTATCTCTGATTTGAGATCACCCATTTGTTCTTTCAAGGCTTCAATGCCCTTAGCAAGTGTTTCTAATTCTTTCAATACTAGGCGACTATATTCGCCCCACCCGTTATTATCACCGGTCATTGTAGGTCTCCGTAAATTGCGCGCTTTGGAACCCACTCTAAATTAACATTAACATTCACTGAATAAGTATGGGAATGATCAAGTTAAATCCCGTATTTCTCGGTACGATGCAATGGCGACCGGCCATAACTCTTCTACGATTGATAGGCAGGCACGCGCAACTTCTTGGATCTCCCATTGTGCACCATCATGTGTTCTCAGCTCAATAAACTTAATTAAATTGTTGAGATTGACTGTCCCATAATACTCGGTGTACAAGTTTTGCGGAAGTACACCTCTTGCTTGCTCACGACACACGCCCTTATCCATTAAATCGTTGTATAGACTAACAGACTGACGATGATGAGCTCTAACCACAGCGCTAGCATAATTGGGTCCCCCATCTTCGAAGTAGCCCATGATTGGATCGAGCTGATCGACATTAGAAGCTTGTCGGTTGGACTTATGTTGGGTGCGAAAGTTTCGTGGTTCGTAGAATTGTAAGTTTTCTTCTGTGTATCGTCGACTGATTTCATTGTAACTCCAAGTACGATGTCGGTGATGCTGTGAACGAATGAACAATGGCACTTTGAAACGAAAGGTCACGATGCAATGTTCCAACGTGGAAGTGTGCCTATGTTTAATTAAGTACTTGATGAGTTTCTTATCTTTGCCATCGAGTTCTTCTTTGTGTTTTCCAAACGACACCCGTGCACTATTAACGATAGAAAGATCTGATCCCATGTGTTCCACGTATTCTACTTTGCCGATTTGATCATTGTATAAATAAATTGGTTCCATTCGTTCTCCTATTTATCCTATTATACCCAACAGATCAGTAATTTTTAATTAAAATCTCGGTAGCAAGACAGCCTTCTTTGTCTTTACGGCCTGACGTGTATTTGTGGCCCATAAACATGTGCATGGTCCAATTATCGTCAAATTTATCACCGAACCAACCTCCTTCTTTCCATTTTCTGCCCGAAGGTGCCATTTCCCAGCTAATTTTAGATCCATCGTAATGTTCTCGGTTAGAAAGCGCTCCGTAGCAACCACGTTTATGACAATCTTTCATTAATTCACATAGTTCTAATTGATTATCGTCATCAAATTCGCCAGCAGCACGATAAGTTTCGTGTGAAAGACGATATGGAGGATCTGCATACATCCACACGCCTTCGTCGGCCCACTTGATTGTCTTTTCATACGACTCCTTCGTAATCACACACGATTTTAAGAACTCAATGAAATCCAATTCTTGCACTTCGAGTTTTCCGAACCAAGATTCTTTCCACCACATATTCCCAGCGGAAGTCCCATACCGGCCAGGATACTTTTTAGACTGGCCCCAAAAGCCATTGAAGTTGATACGCATCATAAACATCAATAGTGCGCTTTCTTCTACTTCATTTTGAAAATCACGATCCCAATACTTTTGCCGTAGCTCATAATAGTATTCTTTGCGCTCTGGAGAGATCTGAGGTTTCGGTGGAGGCGTGATTGCAAGGTATGGTTGTAGAAACTTACGGCCCCAATTTTGATACTCTGCTGTGTGATTCATCATTACGTGATACAATTGATTCAGCTCATCGTTTAGATCGTTAATTACAATAGGAATGTCTGGATACAATTGTCTAATCCAGTAAGCGACCTGTGTAGAGCCTGCAAACATGTCGACAAACATCTTTGGTTCGTTTACGAGAAAACCCGATGCTGCATATTTCTTTAGCATTCGGGCTTTAGAGCCTGCGTACTTAAACGGAGGCTTCTTTGGTGTTTTCATATTATTTGGTAGTAATACGGGTACGTCTATAATCATATAAATCTCCTGCTATGGAGACATTATACTGCGTTATTAACATTTGATTAGGGCATTATTGTCCAACGAATCATAGAAGGTTGTGGCTCATCACCAATGAACACTTTTTCAAATGCTGAATTTGTCAGCCATTTGTCAAAATCCATATCGCCATCTTCAGCCATGTCCAACATTGAGTTTCGGATAAAGATATGTTCAGAAGGTTCCATGACATGATATGCTTGGTCTCCGTTTTCCAACATTTCACACATCATTGCTAATTCTTCTCTGAACTCAACGAATCCATCCATCTCCAAGATGTCTTCGAGTGTACCTGCAGGAATGAAATTTGAACCACCAAGTGCACTTTCCGGAAGTCTATCAAAATGAGAGACGTCAGATCCGATACCTTCTCTTATCAGTCTTTTGTGCTCTTCTCTGATAATTCTTTTTAGTTGTCTTTTTGATAATTTCATTTTATGTCTCCTAATAATTTTTGTATATCTAGACCACCGCAGTCAATCTTTTTCTTAGAGCAGTGAAAATGATTCATGAATCCTTTGAACTTTCCAGATGCTGCGACTTTGTCGTAAGCCCATTGTTCAGCTGGCGCCTCGAGTGGAACACCGCATCCTTCGTGGATTGCTTTCCAGAGTACTTTAAGTGCATCGATTTGCTCGGGGTAGAACCAAGTAAAAGGGTCAAGCTCTTTGTTTTGCGCCAATGCGCCTTCCATCATTGGCCGTTCCTTACCTACATTTCGTCTATACCATGATTGATACTTCGGGTAGTACGCATTGCTTATCTCTACGCCTACAGATGAATGATTAACGTTTCTATTACCAGCGTGCCAACAAGCATCGTTGATGTCATGTAACTGAATGATTGTTCCGTCGTTGTCGATGCAGAAGTGAACTGACACATTCCGCTTTGCTAATACTTTTGCACATGATGTACTATTCAAACACACATCCCAATGATTCACAAAGGAACGTATGGTGCGTTTCTTAGAGTACGGAGTCAACCCTTTCGATATAGCATACGGGAAGCCATCATCTTTAAATGTGTGCACTTTGTCAGCCGGCCAGTCAATGCGAATGGGTTGGTCATTGTACCACAAAACATCTGAATCATTTGGGTTCCATTCAGGTCCTACGAAAGGATACTCGGCTTCCATCTTAGCAACCAGTCTTCTATACGTTGCAGGTCCACACATACCATCAGCTGTTAATTTGTATTCTCGTTGGAACGCTCGAATCGCATTTTGAAGTTTACGATCAAACAAAGTATATTCGGGTATGAACCAAGAAGGTTCCCACCCTAATTTCGCTGCACTTGCCTCGTTATAGAAGTCTTTATCTACGGCCATTATCTGCCCCAATGACTTTTCTTATAATTGATCTTAGATTTGCTTCTGTGATTTTCATATTAGTACCTCTTGATCTTTGCTGCAGAAGATATACGTATGTCTCATACTGATTAGCTAAACCCTGTAAAAGATCGTCCAACCCTAGCGACATATTGCATGCTTCGAATTGGGAATAAATTCCCTCTAAAAACGAAACATACGATTTTGAAATTTCAAATGCAGCACAAGCAATCATTTCAGCGTTTTGATTTGCTGCCATTGGATACTGTGCTAACATCGTTGCTGCCAACGATAACGATGAAACAGGATCGGCCAATGTTTCATCACCGGTCAATCCTATTCCTTTTTCTACGATCATGTCGAGATCTTCACCCAGTTGCGTATATATTTCGCCATAGATGTTTACGTGATCTCCTCCAAAGCCTGTTCCCTTGGTCACATGATGTGCGGCATGATACCAAGCAATCATAGCTCGATGCATGCCGATCCATTGACGAAAGATTTGTTCCATAGACTTTCTCCAAAATAAACTCCTTCATAATTATACAGAAGGTGTTTGTTTTGTATCGGGTTCTACGAATTTTATATCAACAGACACATTAATGTCAAGGGTAGGAACTCCAATCTTGTCACTGATGCCAATTTCAATTGCACGGTATGGTTCTACAAACCAATCAGCACGACCTCGTTTGTTAATTTTCTTGTGAAACCACTTAGCTGGTTTTCCTGTATTTTTAGCAAGGATCTCATAGATCTTGTCATTCAAGCGTCGTGTTTCATCGGCACTTGCTTGGATCTCAGAGTTCTTACCAAAAGCACCTGAACTCACATCATGAATCATTAGGGTGGCATCCTCAGAGATATATCTCATTCCCTTCTCGCCACATGAGGCCAAGATAACGCCACAAGACATTGCCTTTCCTTCTACGATTGTAGCGACTGGAATACGAGAATTTTTAATCGCAGCAATCATTGACATTAAAGAATAAACTTGGCCACCGTACGAGTCAATAATCACAGGGATAACGGGTTGCCCAGTGTTCTGTGCAACTCCCATTTTTGCTGCAAAATCTGCAGCAGCTTCTTCTGTGAAATCATTGACACGAATCATGACAGGCGTGTGTTTTAGTTCTATATCTTTGATGAGTGGTGATACTTCTGTTGTCCAATGCATGTTGGCTCCTTGTGTGTTGAAAAATTAAAGGTGAGCAATGCGCTCACCAATAATATACTAAGAAAGTGTTAATTTTACAAGTATTTATCCACAAGCCCCAAACCCGCAAGCAGTACATGTTTGACAGCCTTCTTGGTAGATAATCGTTCCTTCCGCTCCACAATTAATGCAATTTTGTTCACTTGCTTTTGTACCATCATCAATATAGTTCTTAAGACATCGTGCAATCACTTTTGAGAATGAGAACAAGTCGGCTTCTTTATCTTTTTGCATTTGCTCTACAAGATACTGGACAGGAACACCATGACGCAAAGCCAAAGAAATAGTTCTAGTGTAGCCAGCAAAATTTGCGTTGGCAAAGACGCTGACGACATCTTTAATGTGAAGCATATCATCGTCGTGACCCATAGATAAATCATATTTTGAATTAGTTGTTTTGAACGCTCTTTTAGTGAGAGTACCATTTTTAATTCTCCTTGGAAGTTCAATCATCTCGGCTTCGCCACCAATCACTTCGTAAGGCTTCCCATCCATAAGCCCCACAAGGACGACCCATTTTTGTCCTTTGACCGAGGTATGTATGATGTCACAATCTAAAGTTTCCGGTCTTTTCGGTGCATGCCGTGTTGAAAATGTTTCCTCTTCCTTTTCCTCAGTAGATACGAGAACACCAGAACGAGAACCGTCTCGATAAATAGTCAATCCCTTGCAACCTGTTTCCCAACCCATCATGTATATGTCTTTCACTGTATCTACGTCTATGTCATTTGGAAGATTGGTTGTGTTGGAGATTGCGTGACATACCCATTTCTGTGCTGCCGCTTGCATGTTTACTTTATTGCGCCAGTTGATTTCGTTGGCAGTTGCGCCGCCATAAGGAGAGTCAGCTACCAATTCGTCGACGTTATCGTCGGAAACGTTGTTCACAGCCATCCATTCTTTGAACTTGTGATGATACACGTTATATTCTTGCCACTTGTCTCCAAGGTCGTCTACGAAATCTATACGTACATCGCCATCTTGTGGGTTGATCTTTCTTCTTCGCTTGTAGTACAGCATAAATGCAGGTTCGATACCGGACGTAGTTTGGGTCAAACAAGAAACTGAACCAGCAGGGGCCGTCGTTGTGTTCGCAATGTTACGTCGACCATATCTGCGGTATCGCTCTTGTTGTTCATCTGTGAAGACATCTATAATACGAGACAGGAATGGATGGCCTTCTTCTTTTTCTACATCACAAATTGGAAAAGCTCCTCGTTCTTCTGCCATCTGTATAGACGCATCATACGAATTAAGGGCTAGCCACTTGTAGAACTCTTCGACTGTGTCGATTGATTCGTCACTTCCATACTGTACACCAAGCATTGCGAGAGCATCGCCTAGACCTGTGATACCAAGACCTGTACGACGGCCACGTAATGCTTGGTCCTTGATAAAACCCCACATTTCTTTCTCGATTCGTTTCACACGCTCTGGTTCTGGATCAGACTCTACCTTTGCAATGATCTTATCGATTTGCTCAATTTCAAGATCGATCATATCGTCCATCAATCGCTGGCCTTTCTGTACGATCTGTGCGTATTTGCCCCATTCGAACTCTGCTTTCTTGGTGAAAGGGTTCTTTACGAATGATACGAGGTTCACAAGCATAAGACGGCAAGAGTCACCGGGTGATAGGATAATCTCACCACAAGGATTCGTTGATGTCGATCCAAAACCTTCATCAGTGTAGATGTCTGCTGGTGTCATCTTCTTCGCTGTATCCCAGAATAGAACACCGGGCTCAGCACTGTTGTGTGCACATTCGATCAATGCGTCCCAAACTTCTATCGCAGATACTTCTTCGGTGATTTCTGGATTTGTAGAATCTACTGGCCAGCGTTGTTGGTATTGGTCACCCGCTTTGACAGCTTCCATAAACTCATCTGTTACTCGGACAGATACATTAGCGCCTGTTACCTTCGTAAGATCTTGTTTCATCTTAATAAAGTCCATCACCTGTGGGTGGTGGACAGAGATCGAAAGCATAAGTGCACCTCGACGGCCTCCTTGTGCAACCTCACGACACGAGTTAGAAAACCTTTCCATGAATACGCCAATGCCATCCGTAGTGCGCGCAGCATTTTCACAAGTCTTTCCTCGAGGTCGGATGTTTGATATATCGAAACCAACGCCACCTCTACGTTTCATGATCTGAACTTGTTGCTGGTCGGTGTAAAGGATACCACCGTAGGAGTCTTCTGGCGAGGAGATCACGAAGCAGTTCGAAAGAGATTGGATCTGAAAAGGATTGCCGATACCCGACATAGGCGAACCTTGAGGAACAACATATTTGAAGTCTTTGAAAAGATTATAGATCTCATCTTCTGACATAGACTCTGGATACTTTGCCTCGATACGTGCGAACTCTTTTGCAAGCCTACGATGCATGTCATCTGGCGTCTTCTCATAGTAATTATCTTCTAGATCTCGTAGTGCGTACTTGCTTGTCCATACATTGGTAGCAAGTTCGTCACCATCGAAATATTCAAGAGTGGCAGCATGCACTTCTTCTTTCGTGTACTTATTCTCCATTGTCTAACTCCTTTTTGGCTTTTTGAACTTCATTCCATTTCTGTTTCATAATATTTTTTGGATTCATGTCTGCAACTTCCTGCATATCCATCTTTGCAAATTTTGATCTTGCTGTATCAATCTTCACATGGAACTGCATTCCATCACGACCTGAACGGTTCTTCGCAACAAATAACCTTCCATAACCTTTGTCTTTCTCTTCAGGTTTACGAGAGAGACCGAGCACAAAGTCACTTACTTGTGCTTTACCATAGGCTTCGCCCATGTTTTCGAGTCCTACCATATCTGCGTTGGCGCCTGCACGGTTTGATTGGGAAGCTGTCCAAACAGGTACATTGAAATCACCTGCTAGTTGTCGTAGCTCTTCATAAATTAACATAAGTTCGTGCCTTAGCGCTTCATACGCTTTCGTAGACCTCATCACATCTGCATAATCGATAATGACGACCGATGGGATATGTCCACGAAACTTGAGTTTTTCCAAGTGATTCCTGATTGTATTCACCGATGCGGTCCTTGTTGGGTAGTACTTGATGATAAGATTACCCATTTCGTTATCTTCGTAAAAATCTTTAACTCTTTGTTTGTTATCAAGAAGATCATTCACTGATATATTTGTAAGATTCGCATCATACCGTTTACCGACCAGTACTTCACTTAATTCAAAAGAATAGTGCACAACAGTGCGACCTTGTCGCAATGCTTCGGCACCTACTTGAACTAACCAATGAGATTTACCACATCCTGTTGGTGCAACGACAACACCGAGTTCACCACGGCCCAGGCCACCATCTAATATTGTTTTCTCATCAATAAAGTCTAGACCTGTTGGTGTCGTGATTCTTTGGATCTCTTGGAAACGAGCTTCAATGTCTTCGAAGAAATTGTGGCCAGTGGAATGAGGCATGCCTACCGAAACTGCTTTCTTCATGAGGTCAACGACAGATTCAAATTTATCACCTTGTACCAATTCTACTGCTGTTGTCAGTGCATCTTTGAATGCCTGACGTTTGCAAAAGTCAAGTGCTTTGTCTTTTACATAAGGAAGATCTTCTGGGTGTGGATTACCTCGCATGCGGTGAATAAATTGCACAATTTGTGTTCTTAAAACTCCATCTGTACCTTCACCTGTCAGTTCGGAACCGACCATCTGAATCAGTAACTGCATTGTAGGGAAACATCGATAGTTATCGAAGTATTCGAAATACTTTTCACAAAGGTATTGCAGGTATTTTAATTCGAAATAATGAGGTCGCATCACTTCGTGCATTTGTTGTGCCCAATCTTTATCGATTGCGAGCCCTTGGAAGATTTTTTCTTGAAAAGCTTTCCCGTACTGCTGAAACAATGCAGGACCTGACTCTTTGATGGCTAGGTTTGACATTTTTACTCCTGTTCGATTGATGATAAGCGAAGCCAAACTAAGTCAGCGTTGATATGTCCGGGTACGTGAAGACCTTCTTGTACCATTGTTTTTATGAAACCAAACTTGTTTCGGCCTACCTGTGCATTATCATAACGGTAATTCAGTTGCTTTACATGCTCAGCTGAAAGATTACTGATGTCTAAAAACATGAGACGCCAGTTTAATTTAGGTACTTCGGGTTGAGCGATGATCGATTCATAGAGTTTCATAGATTTCTGACTGTTCCTTAACTTGCATTCTGTAAGTATGTCATCAACTGAAACAAATGACTCATCAGCAAGTTGCGGGAATTTACGTGCAAGAGTTTTGAAACCAACGCCTTTGATACCGTTGATACGATCGGATTTATCTCCAATAAATGCTCGAGCTGTTACAAAGTTTTCAGGAGTGATACCGTATTTGGCAACGACATGTTCGTGTGTGATGGTTTTCTTAGCGTTGTATTGAATCACGCCGGGACGAAGTAATTGATGCATGTCTTGGTCGGCAGAACAGATGACAATTTGTCTTTCATCATCTAGTAAACGGTGTCTACAAAACCAACCAATAAGATCATCGGCTTCGCAATCGTCTACATACATCTGTTTGATTGGAAGTTGTTCAAGTAATTTACAAGCGAGTCCAACTTGCCACATGAAATTTTCTGGTGAATCTAGATCTTTCTTGTACAGTTCGGAACGATTAAGGCGTAGTGGTTTGCGACCAGCTTTGTATGTAGGCAGGAGATCGCGTCTGCGTTTGGCACCACCGCCTTCCCAGCAGACAATGATCTCGGATGGTCTATGGGTGTCGGCAAGAACACCAAGTGATTTGATAAAGCCTGTGGCACCACCGATGGGTTCGCCATTAGAAGATAGTGATGGATTGACAATATAGTTCTTTGCGAATATGTTGTATGCATCGATGAGTAGTACGGGACCTCGTGTTGTCATAGAAGACTCCTGTGTGTGAAAATGAAAAGAGGGTACACTAGTATTGTACCAGCATACCCTCAGGTTTTACAACCATTTCCTAACCAAAGGATCACAAATCTGTGAATGCATCATCCGGTGCAGACATATCCATCGCAATCTGTCTTACTTCTTCGTATGACTCAGGATTAATGTCGGCTGCATCTTCTAATGCCCTTCCCATATACTCTGCATAGCAGGTATTGAACACTTTCATACAATATGTGTTCCATTGAGGGCTTTTGAGAATAGTATTGAACTCAGGCTTGTAGAATTTCTTTTCTTCTAGAACTTCTCCAGTGTCGTTTTTAATTACCGAGATACTCTTCCAAGCACCTGTTCCTGATATTTCTACTGATAGGTCTTTGTCATAGAGAACCGGCCCATTATCAGAACAGTACTTTCTAAGCACATCAAAAACATATTCATGTTCTACGATACCCTTACCAAAATGAATCTCAAATTCACATCGTCGGAATGGCGCAGCTACTTTATTCTTAATAGTCTTCGCAATAACTTTGATACCAACGGGCGAACCTTGCTTGTCGAGGATTTGTTTACCCGAGTCCAGTTTGATTCGTACAGATGAGTGAAAAGGGATTGCCTTACCTCCGGGTGTAGTAGTAGGATCTCCATACATAACTCCAATTTTTGTTCGTATTTGA